GGCAATATTGCCGAACCAATCAATGCACTTGACCCGCATACCAGCTCCTGTTTTTGAGGTAGATTCAAGCGTATCGCCTTTGCAAAGTTGGTTGCCAAACCCAAGGCGGGCAAGTGATTTCAAACGTTACATTAAGCCTAGCGGCAGGAGCAACGAGTCAGTTCATTCTAAATTATTCATAGTAGAACAGGTCGTAGATTCTTAATGAAAAGCAGACATAAAAAAGTTGTCGGATATTTTGCCATTCAAGTTGGCACGCCAAATATCGTCTGTGATGGCGATGCCTGTGTAATTGCCGGCTCTCAAAAAGCGCTCAACCGTTACATTAAAAAAATGATCGGACAAAATATCTCTGATTATCAGATTAGAAAAACCAGGTACGGTGAGATTCTCCAGGGAATGCGCATGGGTGGCGTTTATACGTTTGACAGCAAAGCCTATAAGAACTTCCTTCCTCTTGCAAAAGCCGACGGTATGCCGCTTGCCGAATTCCAATTCAGGGAAGATCCAAAGCCGCATGAAGATGCGGTGCGGCTGCTGCGGGTCCAATGGATCGAACCATCTTGAAAGAGGTCTGCTGATGATGATGCCCGCAGTTGAAAACCCTTCTTTGGCCAAAATACCCCCTTTTTTACCGCCCCTTGACAACAAATTAAAGAGTTCCTCTGAACATATTAAAAACAACGGCTCATGCCGTAAGACGAAAAATGTCCAGACGGAAAATCATATTCACCATGAAGTTGCCGATATATTCAGACTTTATGGTGCCGAATACAGACGAACACACAACCTTTCCATTGAGCAGCACAATGTCATTGTAAATTTGCAGATAAACTCAGAAAAATTTGCAGATAAACTCAGAAATCCAAACCGCGCTAAAACGAGGGCGCAAAAAACCTGTCCGACTCACCGGGGTGGCTATCGATAGGCTTTTTATTCTTCAGGTACGCTATTTTTGGTCGGTCTTACTCCTCAACCGATTTTTTTCTTTCTCAATACCAATTCACCAAGGACACTTTCCGTTGTTTTAAATCCTGAGCAATGTTTCATATAACCCAAAAAAGACATAACGCTTGCCCGTACTTTTTCTAATGAGATATACCCCTCACTATAAAGTTTTATAAATTTGCAAAATCTTCGTCGCGCCCGCTTTACATTTCGTTTGCGGGGCAAAAGGTGTGTTGTCCATATCCGATATCCACAAAAGTCTACCCCCCTGCCAGCTGGGAATGCGCTGGTTTTCGGATTTAGCCGCAAGCCAAGTTCAAATGTTAAAAAATCGGTTGCTAAATCAAGGATGCTCCAAAGTTGTTTTTTTGTATCGCAAAAGATAATCCAGTCATCCATATAGCGAGTGTAGAATTTAATCCCCAGCTCATCCTTAATAAAATGGTCCAGCCGATCTAAATATATATTGGCAAACAATTGAGACGTGAGGGCTCCAACCGGAATGCCGCGGCCGTTCTCTCCGCAGTTTCGGATAATTGTCTCGCATAACCACAAAATATCCTTGTCTCTAATTGTACGTTTTACAATTCGTAAAAGGGGATCGTGCCGGATTGATGGAAAGTATTTGCTAATATCCGCTTTCAACACATATGTTTGATCCCACTCTGCCTTTGCCCTTCTTAGAAACTCCTGCGTCCGCAAAACAGCAGTATGAGTGCCTTTCCCGACCCGGCAGGCATACGAATCGTAAATAAACTTACGCTCAAAAAGCGGTTCAATAACTCGCACAAGCGCGTGATGTACAACCCTATCTTTAAATGGCGGCGCCTGTATGTGTCGGATTTTGGGCTCGTGGACTATAAATTCTCGCCATCTTCCAGGCGTCCATGTTTTCCAATAAAGATGGTTCTGGATGTTTATTAAATTTTCTTCAAGATTCGCGGCAAATTTCAAAACTTCCGGCCTGTATCTTTTACCCCTCGCGGCTTCCAGGTAAGCGGCATACAAGTTGTTCCATGACATCACTATCGGCCATAAATCTCCGTATGTTTTAGGCATATATTCTCTTTTATTTTTCAAAATCCCAGGCCACGTTAGTCCCGTTTGCGGGATTACTTGCCGCCTGGGCTGGTTAATATTTTTCCATTCGGGCATAAAAATACCCTCGGAAAGGAGTAATGCCCCCTTTTCTCCCTGTACCGGCCAGGCGGCCTTGACCGCATAGCATCTGACGATGGAGGAGAGCGAGGAAAAAGCCGATGTTCGTGTTCACGTTCGAGCGGGCGTTATTCAAGTTCAACGCACCCGGCCCGGCATTGCCGGCATTGTTCCAGTTGCCGCCACGGATAGGCACACGTTACGGGCATCCCCCTAAGTTTTAGAGTATTTTATCCATCCGCCGAGCATCTTTCCCAATTCAACAAGTTTTCCGGATAAAATCTCATATTTTTTTGATGGCATAATTTTCAGTCCATAGGCTACTCGCATGAGAGCGAGCAAGGTCTTGATTTCCGCGTCAAGCTCATATAGCATCGGGAGTCTGTCGCGAACGGCATTGGCCTTCACAATCAGTCGAAGACCCTTCCATATCCCCGACCGAATCTCAGCGCCGAGCGTAAATCGTTCGCTTTTGGGAATATGGCGGAGTACTACATATGCATACCCCGCCATATCTTCCCATTTCTGCTGTATTTTGAGCTGCCCTTGCTTCATTGCCATTTTATTCTCGTTTTTGCGGCATCCGAAAATCTGCAGATCAGATTTTCAGACATTCAGATATCACAACGCACCCGGCCCGGCACCGCCGGCATTGAACCAGTGGCCGCCACGGAGGGGCACACGTTCGCCGTCCGTGTTGAACCAGAAATTACCAACAGGATCGGTAACGTTATACGGGTCGATGCATGCCTGAAACATGCGCTCACGAGTAGCAGCGGCAAGGGCGTCGTAATTAGCTGTAGTTGTCAATCCTTTCCACGCCCCGAAAGAAATATCGCCTGTTGCATGCACGGCGTCCAGCGCAGCATCTCCTATCTTCGTGACGCCAGCATCATCGGCAATAATGACACCCTGATCCACCCAGTTTTCTTCCGCCAGATTAAAATCGTTGTCGTTCGGCATGTAGAATTTTCCGCCGACCAACTTCATGCCATCCACCCATTTCCAGATGTTGCCGGTTATATCGGATATGCCGGCCAGGGTATTGTCATGTCTCCAGGATGCAGGTCCGGATCCCGTCAGTGTTCTGGCCGAGCCGGAGGCCGTGCCCGGAGCAACCCCGTCCTGCCTGACACCCTGCTCATGCACCTGATCGTGATGCCGCCCGTAATATGTATTACCCCTGGGCTGAAAGCCGTTTTTGAGGCACCAGAGTTCCAATGCCGCCCATTCCCAATTGGTCAGCATGTGCCAGCCTGCGCCCTTTGCCGTGCAATACCCTTTGGCTGTGTCATAATCCACGGATACGGTCGGGTCAACTCCGGGCAGAGATAATGCCCTGCCGTCCTGGACATGGGCAGGATATTGCCCTAAAAATATCTCTGATTTCTCCACACCGGCGACAATAAAGGCAGGATGCACGCCGGTGCCGAGGGATGCGTCGATATCTTCGACGTTGAATTTGGGAATCACACGCATGTAACTTGGATACCCCTTGTCATCATATAATACTGTTACTTTGCCGCCGGTTGCGGCCTCTACGGATACCCGCAGTGTGTCTTTGGAAAAAACTATCATTAGTTATACCTCCTCTTCTTGCTTTTGTTCTGTTTTTGGCCATAATTTCAGAGAGACCTGGTTGATGTCAAATGGCAGGGCGACTCTTTCTATTACCGGATTACCGTCGTCATCCAGGACGGGGTTTCCGGCATCATCCGTGGCCTCCTGTTCCATGTACTGTCTGGCCGGCACTATAATACTGGCCACATAGGCTTTGCCATTGTCTGTACCGATTACCAGGCCGCCTGCGCCGTCATCGCAAATATCCACAATTGCCTGCGAATCGTCCTGCATGGCGGCGCAGTCAACCTCGATTGGACGTGATCCGTCCTTGCAGCAGTGGCTCTCATCGCTTTCGGTGCCCCTACTATTTGGACGTGAGCCGTATAATGACCGTTTCCCAAAAAATCAATCTTCATATTTTTCCTCCTTTTTCAGTCAAGCAGCCGATTTCGCCAACGCACTCTGGCGGACTCGACTATATATCTGTCCGTCTCACTGTATAGCGAATCTGCACAGCATCCGCCGCGCCCGCCAAATACAATTTAAAGCCGTTCTTGAGGCGATCTTGCGTCAACAGGTCACCAACTTGTTCTCTGCCTCCCTCACAGGAAACGATTTCATGGTGCACTGCGTACTCAGCGTCGGGAAGGATATAGCCCAGGGCGATATACTCATACGCCGGATTTTGAAATACATTCGGCCACTGCGGTTCGAGCCTCCGCGTATCGGTAATGGTCACGTCCTCCAGATACGGCGCGGTTGTTTCATCGCTCCCCGCCGGCACATTCAGACTCGCGATTTCAATGCCGTCATCCGGCACAGCCTCGCCAAGCGCCGTACAGTTGCACTGGACATTGCCAGAGCCGTCAATATAAAGATATGCATAGCACGTCTCGGCTGCGGCCCCTTCATTGGATGGCACGTTCGCTGTGTTGTCCATAGCGTCCGCAGAATAGGTTCTGCCGTGCGCAAAAAACTTGCCTGCCGCCAGATTCAGGTTCCGCGTGGCTGTGGTCGATTTTGATACCGTGCATCCTGAAACCACACCGCGGTTTAAGATCGTGATCTCGCCCTCCTGAATCCGGACATTTTTCCATCGCTCCAGCTCACGGTTTGCCAGCCCGGCTGCATCCAGGGCCGCCATGATGGACGTTATGACCATGTTCTGCATATCAGGATCAAGACCTTCGATGCTTGACTGCATTCCATCAAGCCGCACATCTAAACTCGTTTCGCCTTCCCGTGCCGCCACAATCTCGCTCTTAACAGCATTCTGTTCCTGCTTTAAGTATACGTCGTTATTGATCAGCGTCTGATAGTTTGGATTCCACGTATCAGGATGCTTTGGATCTGTTGTTTCAAGTCGTCTGACATAGCCCTGATATGAGGCACTCCCTGTTAAATTTGCCATATTTTACTCCCTCCTTTTTAAAGACTCTTTTTTAAAACTGAAAATCAAAAGTCAGATCCATAGTAGCTTCAACTTCGAGTTCCTTGATTCCGAATACTTTTCTGCCCACCAGTGTTGTCCCCGCGAAGATCCCCGCCTCGGTGATCTGCTTATCCACAGCCTCACTGCCCTGGATGTTCCCCGCGGCCGAAACCATAAGGCCGCTGCGTGTCACCGAAGCCACGGCTTTGCGTAGAAACTCCGCTTGCAACCCTGTGTTATCAACAGTATACGGGGCTGTGCCCGTGCCGAAGGCAATATCGGTTATTGCCGGAGGAGCCGCCCCGCCCCTCGCCGCCTCCGCCATTTTTTCTCTGTATGCCGTTGTTGTTATTACTCCACTCATATCCTCTCCTCCGTATACTCTTCACCAATTAAAATTTTAGACCGGCCGCTGAACCATAATTTATCCGCGCCTGGGAAAACACCCAGGTTTGTCGTGCCGTCCAGAACATCCGCCCACCCGGGATCGAGATTGGAACATAAAAGGTTGGAATCTCCATCCAGGGTTCCGAGACCGTCGAGAGATTCACAATCAATATTGCCTCTGCCATCAAGATAATATCTGTATGCCCCACCGCCATTAAGGGTCTCGATCTCAACCCTGTCGCCGCCCATTGCCTGTATTTCGTACGCGCTCGCAAGGCCGAGTCCAAAGCCTCCTATATCGCCGAGAGGCTCGCCGGTCAGCTTTTGGCCGTCAATGCGGTCAAGGCCGTCGATATATCCCTCGCCGTCGAGATAATCCGCCTCATAACCGCCGCCGATCTCTCCATCGCATCCATCCAGAAAATCCCAGGGCAGAGTGCAAATTCTCTGACAATTCTGAAACGGAAGAGAAAGCCGTGAGATGTGCGAAAAATACAGTATCTGCCGGAATTCAAACGACAAATAAAAAACAAATTCATACAGTTTGCTCCGTGCAGGTTTGACATCATTAACGATTTTCTTAAGCAGTTGCTGCGTGGCGGCATCCAGCACATCATCGCCTGCCTGAAACTTCAGACAAAATTCAGCCCACCTGCCGACATATTCCCAGTTAATGCCCGCGGGGCTTGACAGATCGCCTGTGCCATCAATATAGCCGGCGCCGTCGAGATATTCACCGCCTTCTGTCTCAAACCTGCGTCTCTCCTCGTTGCATTCATAGACCTCGATATTGTCCGATATGCCCGATATGGAGAGGAGCGTCTCCATAGCTTCTTTTCTCCCGCCGGTCTTCTGGAATATATATGCAAGCATGCAGCGCTGCCGAAAGATGTTATCAGCCTCATTCGGCCATCTGCTCAAGCTTCTCGCGCCTGCAAATTCACTCAAATATTCGGCGTCACACTTTTCCGGCAAAAACTGGTCCCGCAGCCAAAATGTGTCATCCCTTGCCTGGTCCATGCTTTCAGCCCCGCCCCTAACGGCTTTAGCCAGGGCGCCGCCTTTTAGAATCAGCGGGAAATTCAAGCTCTTGAAATATTTCCAGAACAGGCTCATCCTTACTCCTCTGATGCCCACGAGTAAGTTAATGTAATACTCGAAAGCACTGCCAGCGCATCGTCATTAACCTGCACGTCGGTAGCGGGCAGCGTCCATGTGATCTTTTTGATGCCATTTATGGCCATAACCACAGCCGTAAGCCTGTCTATCGTGAGATCCGTTCCCATCGACAGAGGCGCAATATCATCTATTGCCGGAGGCTTTGTAAATAATGCCGTCAACCGGTTTTCCGCTTCGCTCATAATTTCATCCGGGTCGCCTGAAACAAGCTGCAGTTCAGCTTCAATCGTCACGTTTACCGGGGCTGGCCCTTTGGCCATAACATCATCGTTGATGGGGCGATTGGTCTGTACAACTTCATCTACTGCATCAAGCAGTTCCTGAGTCGGAATACCCGCAGATCCGCGAATGATTACATCCACGGTGCCCTGACCTCTCGGATGCTGATCCAGTATCTTCACGGCGATAACTCCTTCGATGGAGCGCGCCCATGATTCGTAAGCGTATTTTGTGGCTCCGTTCACATCGAGCCATGCCAGAAAATAACGTTCCCGAAGACTATCATCGCCCTCCCGGTCAAAGCCCTCGCTTGTGAGCCAGCCGGATCGGTTTTCCACACTGTCTATACCGGGGATAACGGTGGATATTTCCGTGATCATTCCTGAAGATACATTGGATTTCCGGCCATATTCCTCTGCCTCTACAGATACCGCCACTTCGCTTGACCCATCGGGCAAAACAGCGTCTTCTGTTGTCGAAAATCTATATACAATTCCTTCACCGTCCGGTTTTGTTTTTATAATTTTTCCTTTGGGAATCGAAACATTGCCCGACGTTCCTTCACGTGTGAACCAGACTGTCCCTTTGGCTTTTGTGGCCGCCAGGCGTTCAACGCCCACCTGCTTGCAATGAAGGTCGAGCCAGTCCCCGGTGGCTGTGCTCGGAAAAGCCTGCCTTAAAACCAATGCGAGTAATTGATAGAGCTGGTACAGCCCCCACGCCCACAGCTCGATCATGCCTCTGACCGGGCCGCGATTCAGGTTGAGAAATTCAGGCAGCCACCCGTCCTGCTGAACGGAGGATATTTTCTCGAAAAGGTCTGTCCTGATTTCTTCCAGTGTTTTGTTAACCGGGATTGACATCTTTTATCACTATCTCCATGTCGGAATTTATGTCGATTATCAGATTAAAAGGATGTGTTTCGTCGATAATCTCAAACGACGCTTCGCACACCACGCCTGTATGGTCCCAGCTTTCGACTTTGCATTGTGTTTTACCGGGCACAACCCGCGGTTCTGCGTTGATGCAGCTCTTAATTTCTGCGATCAGGGCCAGGCGGTTGCCCATAGTATTTTCATCTTTCACAAATTCAATAATCCGTGAACCGAACTCCTTGTCATAAAACAGCGACCCAAGCGGCGTAAAAAGGCGGAGCTTAATATCCTGCAATACCGTCTGGATACCGTCGGACGTAACGGCCTCGCCGGTGGCCGCAAGAGACGCCTGCATATTGCCATCTAATAATATGTCCTGCCCGTAGATTTCTTCTCTCATAATTTCCCGACCCGTAGGGGCGAACCTGTGTGTTCGCCCGTCGCCCTGTGTGTTCGCCCGTCGCCCTGTGTGTTCGCCCGTCGCCCTGTGTGTTCGCCCGTCGCAGGGCAATCACACAGGATTGCCCCTACAACCTTAATGGCTGTGATGGTTTGTATTGCCGTCGGTATCGATAATGGTCCCTGTGGCCGAAATATTGCCTTCCACATTCAGATCGCCGATGAATGTTATACCTGATGTCCCGCCGATGCCGGGGCCTTTGACCATAAGGTCGCCTTCAAGAATAATATGCGGCGCCTCGACGATTGCCATGTCTGCTGCTTGTATCGTCCAGTTGCCTGCGACATCGTCAGTAACGTCACCACCCACGGATACCAGTTTATTCCCGTTGATATTCTCGGATTTATCACCGCCGATTTCGGCTTGTCGATTGGCCGGAGTTGTATGGATGATATTGTTATTGCTGTCGATTTTAATATGCGTGCCCGGTGCGGCGCCCTCAAGAAGAA